TTTAAAGTGCATAGGCAGGACTTATTGTTTTACCTGCAAGGGCCTATAGAGAACTGGCTATGATACCCAACATGACTATTGCTGCGAAGCGTGGTAGCTATTCCTAGTCATTACATTATGTCGTTCTAAACATTATTCTGTCACTATGCGATACCACCGTCGTGATATGTTTCCAACTCCTGCACTACACTATACTTATCTCAGGAACTTAATCTCGGAATGATAGTGTAGCTGGTTGTAATAGTAGTTATTCACTTTATAATCATAAATATATTTATACGCATGATACATAACTACTATGAAAGACCACTACAAGCTTGCGAACAAGTTCTCTTATAGTTGTGGTCTATCATAATAGTTGGCAGGAGATGTAGGAGTCGAACCCACGCTAACTGGTTTGGAATCAGTTGTGCTACCATAACACTTATCTCCTGTAATCCCGGATGTCGGGTAGTTCTATAAAAAGTTTGATATTTAAAATGAGCAGTTTTATGCCTTACTCAGGGCTAAGTCTTAGAAGTCTATTTCATCATCGTTAGTTTCTTCAACTACATTTTGGCTGAAACCTTCTTCTGCTCCAAAATCACTGGTTCCAGAGTTAGAATAGGGAACGAGATCAACTATCTGAACAGCTGATAGGACTTCACTAATTCCACCACCGTTTGTTACGTAATGGAACTGATACACTGATAGATTAGCTATGGTTCCGTTACCAATGGTATTTACTTCTTTGAAATCCTGTGGTGGTTGTTTAGTAGCTGGATTTCCACAATCTACAACACGAACTGGTTGGTTCTGTTGACCTTTAGAGTTTAATGTCTTTCTTTTAAGGTTCATAGAGAATGTACCATCATCGTGCTTCTTAACACGAAGGTGTTGATTGGCTAACTCTTGAGCCTGTTCAGCAGTTGGAATAATAACACGAGTTTCCCACTGATAAACTTTCTGTCCATCAGGTACATGATCTTGACCATAAGCTTCTACAGGTCGATCAGGGTCAAATCTGACGAATTCTAATTTAACTCCCCTGATCTTAGTTGATCTAGGGAATTCATCTTTGTTAAAAGGAACTGCTGGTGCTAATGTTGGAATTCTATTCATTTGTTTACTTTCGTTTTAAAAGGTTAAATAAAAGGATTATAATTACAAATCCTCATTAAGACGATGCGCTAGCATCGTAATCGGTTACCCAAAGATACTGAAGGATACAGTGAGTAACAGAATGATTATGAGAGCTACGAACATAAGTTATACACTGGAATGTTATCACTTAATGTTTCGTCTAGTTTATATCTCTCTTTATTACGAAGGATATTTTTACCCCATTTAGCTAATGCCAAATATTTAAACAAATCGCTATTTGGGTCTAACAATTCTTCGTAAGGATCTTCATATTCTAGTAACATTATTTTGTATTCGTCAATATAACGTCTAGCATATCTTAGATAATCTTCATCGTAAGATATGTTTAATCCTATACTTTGAAGGTATCGGGTATCGGGCATCTCAGCCATATCTTCATAGTCCAGTTCGACTTCTTCTTCCATAGTTTACTCCTTTCATGAGTTGGTTAAGTAGTCATCATTTCCCACTGGATACCAATGGGAAAGTATAATCACTTAGTTTGAATTCTTTTCCAATGCTGAAGATTAACTTGTCTTGCAGATTGGATTTTAACTAGCAATCTAGTTGCACTGTCTATGCACTCAGATATTGATTTGGACAGGTTCGCTCCTTTCTTCTTAGGTGCAAACAGATGCGTGTGAACAAACTTCTTACCTGAGACTGTAGTAATCCCTATTTTACGTCCACGATTACCAAGATTGATTACAGTGTAACTAGCAATCTTAGCATTGTGAATGATAGGATTTACTGCAGTTCTGGTTTTATTTACAGTAACTTTGGAGTTTATTATTTCTCCATGAGAGTTCTTTGTTACTTTAACTGCTGTTTGTTTCTTTGTCATTGTTTTGATCCTTTCGATCAGATGTTGGGTAATGCACTATGCATCACCGATGAAATTGAACGAAGGTAAGAGCAGTGACCAGAATGATCAACAAGACCAAACCTTCGCTGTAGCGTGACCTGAATACTTGGAAGGTCATGCGTGTTGGATTTAATAAACTAATCCATCATTACTCACTGGTGTTACCAATGAGCAATAAGAGGTAGTTATCTAGAAGGGATTATCTTCATTGTACTCAGTTTCAACATAATGAGGAATATCTGCATCGTCATCAGCTACATGTAGCCAAAATGGATAATAGTATTCCTCATTTGTTAATTTACGGAGTTCCTTGAAACAATCGTCAACAAACTCATCCAAGTGTCCACTGGTATTGTGGGATACTATTGCACGAGCCAAGTTATACTCTGCATGATCAACTAGATCTATAACAGGTGCGTCATCGATACTAGGATCTTCAGCTTGATTTAGCTTAACTTCAAAGTGTTCTATGAAGTCTAATGCTTGCTTTACTTCTTGTGGATTAAACATAATGTGTCCTTTCTAAGACTGAAATTGAAATAAAATTACCATCCTTTAAGGGTACTCTTGAAGCTCATTGAATAACCTAAGAGTCTCGTTAACTCCATGCAATGAGCTACATCAGAGCATATACCCCTTAAAGGAAACTCTGAAGTACCAACGGATGTCGGGTAGCATCCATAAGCTGGACGCGTAGCACCGTAGGTTGACACGCTAGTGGCAACCAAGGGTACACGATGGGTACTCTTAGAGGCCCGTGGGTAAACACCAAGTGTCAACACAGCTGAAGTTAGGGGGTCTAAGAGTATCCGGAGGGTACTCTGTGATAGTTGGTACTTATAGGTTCTCTTTAAAGAGAATACTTTAGAACAAAAGAAGAAGAATAACCTAGGATAACCTAAGATAACCTAGGATACTAAAGTCTCTCCCTTTAAGGGGTATATACAATTATGAGGATGAAAATGGATAAGCAAGAAATAACTAAATTATTACTTGAGAAAAAGAAGAGACTTAGATTAAAAGAATATAGAGAAGACTTTGCTAAGTTTGCAGAAGAACAAATACAGATTATAACCAAGGATGCTTCTCAAGGCTTTGTACCCTTCGAACTTAACAAGTGTCAGCAGATAATAACAGATGCACTTAAGAAGCAACTAGAGGAAACTGGTAAGGTCAGAGCGATTATCCTTAAAGCTAGACAGCAAGGTATTAGTACCTACTGTTCTGGACGAGTATTCTGGAAATCCTACTTTACTGCTTATGCTAGGTCTGTTGTTATGGCACATGACTCTGCTACATCTGATGCTTTGTTTGCTATGTCTAAGAATCTTATACGTAACATGAGTGGTGAACTAGCTCCTACAGAGATTAGATCGAATGCTAAGGAGATTATTATTAATAGTCCTTCTATGCCTGACGGTGACGCTACAGCTTCTTATAGACTCTATACAGCTGGTAGCCCTGAAGCAGGTAGAGGTACTACTCCTACTATTGCACACCTGTCTGAGGTTGCTTTCTGGCAGCATGACGAGAAGATACTTGCTGGTTTGTTCCAAGGTATCTCACAAGCTGCAGGTACTGAAGTGATTGTAGAGTCTACAGCTAACGGATCTCAGGGAGAGTTCTATAGATTATGGAAGGGTGCTGTGGCAGGAGAGAATGAGTATGTTCCTATATTCCTACCGTGGTATATAACCGATGAGTATCGTAGAGATGCACCGGAGGGTATGGAATTAACTATAGAAGAAGAAACATTACAAGAAAAATATGGATTAGACAATGACCAACTATATTGGAGAAGACTTAAGATTGCCGAAGGTGGGGAACTCAAGTTTAAACAGGAATACCCAGCAACAGCTGACGAAGCATTTATCACAAGTGGATCTAACGTCTTCAACGTGGAGCGTTTGGACGCCCTCATCCCTCAACCACACCAAAGAAGATCCGAATGGGACCCACACAGCAAGATGTTTGACGAGCATAGAGAAGGAACCCTCTACATATACGACTATCCACAGTGGGAAGAACCCTATGTAATAGGTGCAGATGTATCATTAGGTGTAGGTCAAGACTATTCTGCTTGTGTTGTTATGAATAATGAGAGAGAGGTTGTTGCTTTGTACAGAAATAACCGTATAGATCCTGCGATGTGGGGAGAACTCTTGTTTTATCTAGGAAGATACTACAATAATGCGCTACTCGCAGTAGAATCTAACTCAATGGGCATAGCTACGCTGCAGAAGTTAGAGTCAATGGACTACATTAACCTGTATCGGCAGACTAAAATTGCAAATGTAAGCAATGAAGAAGGAACTAGACTAGGATTTAGAACTACATCTGCTACAAAACCTGCAATTATAGGGAATCTTAAGAATCTTATAGAAAATGAGGAGATACTTATACCTTCTCCTGTTATGATACAGGAATTAAAGGACTATATCTCTACAGAAACTGGGAAAACAGAGGCAGCTCCGGGATGTTACGACGATACTGTAATATCTCTAGCAATATGTGCAGAAGTTTTACGTACACATTGGGATAAACTACAAACATCTAATGTAAGTTGGAAACAGAGGACGAATGAATGGAACCAAGACGAAACGAACTGGTTATAGATGAGAAAGAATATTCAATGGTAGATATATTATTAGAGAAATTCTTTGAAGGTTATGTACCAGCACAATGTGTATACTTATCAGAAAGAAATGGACACCCACACATAGAAATAAA